CATAAGTCCCACCGCGTTCTACTCTGGATGCTCGTTAAAGAGATAGAGCGACGACAGCGAGCAAAAGACTAGGGTGAGGAGCACTAGGATAAAAGGCAACTCAAAACGCGCGTAGGCCGTTTGTCGGTGACATGCCAAGCGAGTACTAACACCGACTAAGCTTGTAGTACATTTGAGCCGATGGCTTTAAAGACGCGGGTTCGACTCCCGCCGCTTCCACCAATTTTGGCTAGTCGTAGTGTGAGCTCGCACATCTCTATCCAGTCTGCAGGAATGAGAAAGACCGGAGTAGCTATTCGGCGGCTAGTCATTTTTTTAATAATGGCGAAGTGGTGGAATTGGCATACACAACAGACTTAAAATCTGTCGCTGGGACAAGGCTTGCGGGTTCGAGTCCCGCCTTCGCTACCAAGCTTGAATAGAATATGAAAGACATAACGCTTTACTTCCCCTTCTACAATCAATGCGAAGCGTTGGAATATAATCTAGATTTGTATTCTTCTTTCAGTAAGGAGCTATTAAATAAACTCAGGCTCTTAATAGTAGACGACGGCTCGCAAAGAGAGCGCGCTTTTGACGTCGCAAGAAACTATACAAACAAGCTAAACCTAGACTTGTACAGGATTGACGTAGACATACCATTCAATATGCCACAAGCAAACAATATCGCGTTCAAAGAAACCAAAACAGACTGGGTAATCAGATCGGACATTGATCATTTTTTAATAGAAAATGAGTTTAAAAAAATCAAAGACCTAAACCCCGAGGCAGGGAACGCCTACTTTTTTCAGATAGCGTATTGCGATAAAGAAAAAAACATAACAAGCCACCCTCAATGGCCCGTTCATGAAAACATATACATAATTGACAAGGCAGACTACTGGAAGACAGGAGGGTCTAACGAATATCTTAGCGGGAACTACGGAGACGATTTCGAATTTAGGCCACGCCTCTTTTCTAAGGTAAAGTATTTTGAGACAGACATTTGTCTTTACACCATAGGAAATTATGAAATAGGAGAAAAAACTGAGTTCGGTACGGGTGCCGGAGAAGAATCATACATGCCAGAACTTAACAGGGATATCTCGATTAACCAAGCGAAAGCAAACGACCAAGACAGACCGTTCTTGACCTTTCAAAATAGCTACAGTAAATTAATTTAATGAGACTATTTAACGTACACGGCCGAATGCAAAACAGAAGTGTATCTAAATACCTTATAAGCTGGAGCAAAAAATCAAGATCAAAACTACAAAAGCGAGTCAAAGACTTCCTCAAGCCCCACTGGCTTTCGCACATAGTATACGAAGAGTTCCCGGTCTACGGCACCAGACTCAAGGTGGACATCCTGAACGCTACAATTAAAGTTGCCATAGAGGTAAACGGCCCACAGCACTCTTCCTTTAATAAGTTTTTTCACGGCAACTCAAGAGCAAAGTACCTTGCCTCGATTAAAAGAGACTGGGAAAAAGCTGAGTGGCTCGAAAAAAACGGGTACAAACTGATAGAGCTAGAAGAAAGTGATTTGGAAGACCTCTCAAAAAAGTACATTGAAGACACCTTCAAAATAAAAATATGATTTTTATTGCCTCTAGTAAAAATTCCTGTATACTCAGCACATGCAAACAAACGACAATACTAAGTGGAAGAACACGACAACAAGCGGAAGGAGAGTCGAAATGAAAGGCAGTAATAAACATGGAATCAATATATTCGATACAGATAGAAAGACACGTACTGGGCGGACTAATCAAGAACCCCAAACTTTTTTCAGACATTGAGAGATACATCTCTGAGAAAGACTTCATAAACGAAGTTCATCAAACCATCTTCTGTGTATTAAGAAGTACAATAATTAAAAACGAAAGCGTTGATACAGTAATCGTCGCTTAAAAAATAAAAAATATCGGCATATCCTTTAAGGATGATATTAATATTTATGATTACTTAGAATCAATTTCGTTTACATCAATAAATGTCAAAGGCTTAATGGAGGCCGCTCAAGAGCTCGCCAAGCTAACAGTCAGAAGGAACGTATACCATAAGTGTGACGAGATTAAAAAATACCTAAAAGAAAATGGCGAAAAAAACATTGATGAGATCGTAAGCAAGGTGGACACCCTATATGGAGACGAACTTAAAGAAATCGAAACCACAGACCAAGAACCAGAGCTTCTTCTAAACGACATAGAAAGCCTAGTTGAAGAAAGAGGAGAAAATCCCTGCGATGAATCTGGTTTTGCTACACCCTATCCAGAATTCAATAGAATGTATGGTGGGTTGCGTCCGGGAAACTTATACGCAATTGTAGCTAGACCCGGCCAAGGTAAGTCCACTTTCATAATGGACTTGTGCAGAAAGATAGCTGAGAAAGGTAAAGTAAAAGCCCTCTTACTGGATACAGAAATGGACACGGAAGACGTAAAGTTTAGAATAGCTTCGGCGCTCAGCGGGGTATCCCTTTGGCACCTTGAAACAGGCAACTGGAGGAAAAACCCAGAGCTAATAGAGAAAGCTAGAGCCGCCTTTAAAAAAATAAAAAACTGTGAGTTTTACCACTACCCAGTGGGGAACAAAAACATAGATCAACTATGTTCATTTGTCCGAAGGTGGGCTATGACCCACGTCGGGAGAGGCAATCCCTTTGTACTTGGTTATGATTATATAAAACTAACAGGAGAGAGGGTTGGAAATAACTGGGCGGAACATCAAGCCATAGGAGACAAAGTTGACAAACTTAAGAAGCTCGCGGAGGAATTAAACTGTCCGATAATTACAGCAATACAAGCAAACCGTAGCGGAGAAAACTTTAACCGCCGCAGGGGAGGAGTTGTTGACGACAGCTCCGCAATCGCTCAATCCGACAGGCTCCAGTGGTTTGCGTCATATGTTGGAATTTTTAGGAGAAAAACCGTAGATGAACTCTCCGATGATGGGGAAGAATTTGGAACACACAAGCTCGTTACACTTAAAACAAGATTTCAAGGCAAAGATGCAGCCGGACATCACGACCTAGTAAGAAGAACCGACGAAAATGGTAGCGTAAGATTTGAAAATAATTTTCTTAACTTTAATGTAAGTAATTTTAACGTAGAAGAAGCCGGAAGCGCAGCGGACATTGCAGCGAGAGAAAGAATGCAGTATAGTCCAGAGGATGAAAGCAACCAAGACGGAGGCGTAATGTAAATGGACTTTAAAAACATCCTGCTTGATGTCGGATATTCTAACATCAAGGACAACGGAAGGGAGTTCCGAATGAAACCAATGTACCGGGATTCCAGCAGTGACACGGTGCTTTCCGTTAGGAAAGACACCGGTCACTTTATTGACTTCAGCAAGCAGATTAGCGGCTCATTCGAGCACTTGATACAGCTTTCTATGGGGCTAAAGACCATAGACGAAGCCAAGACTATCCTTAAGGACAAGTGGGAGGTTGACGGAGAAATCAAAAGAGAACACAGACCCGCGGTTTCAGGCCCTAAAGTTTTTCCGAGCGCCTACCTTGAAAAAATGACCCCAGATAACTCTTACTGGGAAAGTCGTGGCGTATCGAAGCAGACGTTAGACCTTTTCAAAGGCGGCGTAGTGCTCAACGGAACAATGTCTGGCAGATACGCCTTCCCAATTTTTAATTCTAAAAAAGAACTAATAGGAGTAACAGGTCGGCTCATTAAGGAAATTCCCGAAGGTAAAAGCATGCCCAAGTGGCTACATAGAGGGAAAACCTCAGAATGGAAATACCCCCTGCAAGTAAATCAAAAAATCCTTAAAGAAAAAAAAGAGATTATATTAGTTGAAAGCATCGGAGATATGCTTGCTTTATGGGAGTCGGATATAAAAAATACCATGGTCGTTTTTGGGTTAAACATAAGCCCCTCTTTTATTAGTTTATTAATTAAATTAGATCCTAATAAAATATTTGTATCTTTTAACGATGACTCAGATAATAACAGCGCAGGGAACAAAGGCGTAGAATCTGCGGTTAAAAAACTTAAAAACTACTTTGACCCAGACCAAATACAGGTTGCCTTCCCTATGCAAAACGACTTTGGAGACATGTCTCAGGAAGAGATATTAAAATGGAAAGAGATAAATATCTTAAAGAAGTAGAAAAAGTGCTTAACGACCTCATCAAGGACAAAGGCCTTATAAGTGAGCACACACGACGCCAAGAACAAAAACTAGCCAACGACGCTTGGAGATATAAGACTGAAGAATGCTACGAAAACCTACTCAAATGGAGAAAAATCAAAAACAGCATTGACTACCTTCTTCTCTTGAGAGAAAATAAAGACAAATAAACCATGAGACTAGACCATATAGCCTACAGGGTAGCCGACAGGCACAGATCTGCCGGCTTTTTTACTGAGGCTTTCGGCTATAAAGTTGGCACAGAATTTCAGATCGAATTCGATGATAAATCTAAGGCAGATTGTTTAGCTCTTGTACCGCCAGAAAACCGACCGTCAGATACCAGCTTGTGGAGTATGAAGACAGCTTTAGGTTTTAATGAATACCATGCACCGGCGGAGATCTTTATTAGCGATGGCAGCGAAGGCTCAATTGTTGGAGACTGGGTAGCCGAAAGAGGAAACGTTGGCGGCATTCACCACATGGCCTATCAAGTAGACGACGTGGAAGCAGTCATGAACGAGTGGCAGGACAAGGGGTACGCTGAGTTTTATACCGAAGAGCCCATTATCTGCAAAGACCCGAACCTTACCCAAGTATTTACAAAGCCATCAAATCTAACAGGAGTAATATATGAATTCATTAATAGAGAAGGCGCTGGGTTCTGCAAAGACAGCGTTAAAAAGCTTATGGAATCAACCAAATAATTATCACTTTATGCAATTCGAAGGT